ATACTACTACTACGTTTAACACTGTAACAACAACGTCTAAAAGTACAACAACTACTTTTAATACTAGTACAACTACTAAGCACTCAACAACTACCACTTGGAGTACTTCTAAAAATACTGTTGAAACATGGGAGACTTCAAAAAACACTACAACTGTATATATAACATATTGGAATACTAGTAGAACAACAAATACAATTACTATTACAGCATATCTTACTAATGTTACTACAACATATAATACGTCTACTGCAACGCAGACAACAACTACATTTAATACTAGTACAGCTACTACTACTGCGTATACAACAACGTATAATACTAGTACTACAACAGCATTTACAACAACATATAATACTAGTACTACAACGGTTAGAGGTACTTCGAAAGATACAACAACTGTATATACAACTAACTATAATACTAGTACTCAAACGCAACATACTACTATTACTGTATATAATACTAGTACCGCTGTGAATACAACATATAATACTAGTACTACAACAAGTAAAGCAACATCAACAGTAGTGTCAACGGAAAAGGATACAACTACAACGTATAATACAAGTACTGCTACTAGTAAAAATACTACAACTACGTATACAACTACTTGGAGTACATCTAAAACTACTTCAACAACAACAACTTATTCAACGAGTTGGAGTACGTCTAAGGCTACATCCACAACTACCACGTATACTACTACCTGGGAGACGAGTAAGACAACAACTTTTACTACTACAACATCGTTTGAAACTGATAAAGAGACTAATACTATAACTGCGTTCACAACTACATTTAATACTAGTACAGCTACTAATACTGTATATAACACCTCTACAGCTACTATTACAAACTGGTATACCCCAATGACGTTAGCTGGACAAATTGGTAATACAGTGTACTGGACTGGTAGGTAGTAAGAATAGTTAAAAATATGTAATAATATATATACTAATATAAATTAAATTTAATAATATGGAAATGTTCAATAGAAAGGAACTAGACAAAAGAATAGGGCCTTTAAAGAAAAACAAAAAATTATATGATCTTGAAGCGGTTGAGGGTTATGTAATTAGAAAAGCAAGTGAAAGAGGTATAGAAACAAGTTATGACGTATTGGCAGAAGAAATGCCATACTTTAAAACTTTTGGATATACTGAATTTGCAACTTGTTTTTACATGCAACCGTTAAATAGTAAACTAAGAAATGAGCAACTTATAGATGCTTGGAATGATGATGTTAAAGATATTAAAGATTGGTCATCTTATTTCTTAAATAATATTATAGATAAAAAAGCTAATAAATATCAAGGTAGAAAAAATAAATTTGATGATTTTCCACCTAAAGATTATTTAGTAGTATTACCTGGTTCGAATAAAGTTAAAACTAATGTTTGTTTAAATAGATTAAAAGCTATATCTAAAAAACATGGTGATAACATATACTTTAAACCACATCCTATAACAACTCACCAAATAGTTGGTGAATTAAAAGATTTCTTTGGAGAAGAAAACATATTAGATAAAAATCTAGACATGTATTATTATATGCAGAAAGCTAAACATGTATATAGTACACATATAAGTGAAAGTGCATTATATGCGTCTGTGTTAGGTAAATCAATATCACCTATAGATGTTTGGAACAATATACAACAAGGATCTTTTTATACTATAAATAATCACCTTTATACAAATCAGGAAAATATAAAGAACTATATTAATAAATGTTTTTCTAGTTATAAATGTGGTATTTTTCACCCTGACGTAGATGGTGATTGGAAAGAAAAAGTAGACAAATATTTTGATTATATTTGTGAAAAAAGAGATGTTTATAAGGATTGGTTTATTGATAATAGGAAACCAAAGCAAGAAAAGAAGTAAAAAGCGTGACAATTGCGTGATAATATAAGAGTAAATAAAGTTTAATAAAAATTTAATATAATGGCAAAAAAAGTAAAAAAAGTAACAAAAGACGAATTACAGTCAGTACAGAACAAGGTAAATGCAATAAACCAAGTTCAAATGCAGATTGGTGGCTTAGAAGTTCAAAAAGCAGTAGCTATAGATCAACTAAAAGCTGTTCGACAAGAATTAAATATGATTCAAAAGACTCTTGAAGAGAAATATGGTAACGTTAGCGTTAATCTTCAAGACGGTAGTTTGAAAGAAATACCTGCTGAAGATGGATCACCTAATTAGAAAGATAAGTATAGGTAAAGACTATAAAAATGACGCAATGCATTATGCTGTTGGTCAAGAAGTATATGGAGGTCATATTATAGAACATATCATAGAAGAAAAGGATAAGTTTAGTATACTGATAAGAAAAGCAGACGAAATATTACCATGGAAAGATTTTAATAAAAACATGGCTGTTTCTGTTGAATATAATCTTGAGTATTAATGAAAAGCGTTTTTTATTATATAGTAAAACCACTTAACGATAAAAGATACGAGAATTCTAAACCAGTTGGTGATAAAGAGCTAATAATTAACACGGATAATTTTGATCATAAACATGTTAATAGATTTGCTAAAGTTGTTGGTACACCCACTGGTATAGATACTCCTATTAGAAGTGGAGATATAATTGTGGTTCATCATAATATTTTTAGAAGGTGGAAAGATATAAGAGGTAAGGAAAAAAATAGTAAATCATATTATAAAGATGATATGTGGTTTGTTGAGAACGATCAGATATTTTTATATAAAAGACATTGCTGTTGGGAAGCTAATGATAGTTTTTGTTTCGTTAAACCTATAAAAGCTTTAGATCCTTTAAGTGTAGAAAAAACAGAACCTCACGTTGGTATATTAAAATATCCAGATCAATTTTTAAGAGACAATGAATTAAAAAGTGGAGATCTTGTAGGTTTTAAACCTAACACTGAATATGAGTTTATTATAGACGGTGAGTTATATTATAGAATATTTAGCAATTCAATTACAGTTCAATATGAATATCAAGGAAACGAAGAAGAATATAATCCAAGCTGGGCAAAAAGCAGTTGAAGAATTAATTAAAGTTGCTAAAGAACCTATTGTTGATTCAGATGATGATATATCAGCGGACAGATTAAAGAATGCTGCAGCAACTAAGAAATTAGCTATATTTGATGCTTTTGAAATACTAACAAGGATCCAAGAAGAAGAAGCTATAATAAATGATAAAGTTGTAGAAAAGAAGGAAACCACTTTTAAAGGTTTTGCTGAAAGAAGATCTAAGTAATGGCTTACGAACAAACCCTATATAAGGTTGTAGAACCTATAAAAATAAATACCATTAAAAGACTTAATAAGTCTAAAAAATGGAAATATGGATATAATAAAGAACATGATTTAGTTGTTATATCTAAAACTGGTGAGATTGGTGAGATATATGAAATACAAAACTTTCAAATAGCTTTACCTAAAGCACCTAAAAAATCATATAAATTCGATAGTGATCAATGGGAAGTAACTGAACAACCTAAAGCACTACAAAGAATTAAAACCATATTTGATTGGAAAGAATACCCTGATGATTTTAAAAATCAATATATAGATTATATAGAAGAGGAGTTTAAGAAAAGAGATGAGGGTTTTTGGTATTATAATAAAGGTGTACCAACATATATAACTGGTACTCATTATATGTACCTACAATGGTCTAAGATCGATGTTGGACAACCTGATTTCAGAGAAGCAAATAGATTATTTTATTTGTTTTGGGAAGCTTGTAAAGCTGATCAAAGATGTTATGGAATGTGCTATTTAAAGAATAGGCGTTCTGGATTTTCATTTATGGCTTCTGGTGAATTAGTTAATCAAGCTACAATATCAAGTGATGCTAGGTTTGGTATATTATCTAAAACTGGTCCAGATGCTAAAAAGATGTTTACCGACAAGGTTGTTCCAATATCGGTCAATTATCCATTCTTTTTTAAACCGATTCAAGATGGTATGGATCGTCCTAAAACAGAATTAGCATATAGAGTACCAGCAAGTAAATTAACTAGAAGAAACATACAACTAACTGACCGAGAAGAGGACTTACAAGGTCTTGATACAACGATAGATTGGAAAAACACTGGTGATAATAGTTATGATGGTGAAAAATTAAAACTATTAGCACATGATGAATCAGGGAAATGGGAGAGACCTAATAATATTTTGAATAACTGGAGAGTTACAAAAACAACATTAAGATTAGGTAGTAGAATTATAGGTAAGTGTATGATGGGTTCAACATCTAATGCTTTAGATAAAGGTGGTGATAATTTCAAAAAACTTTATAAAGATTCAGATGTTACAAAAAGAAACCGTAATGGACAGACTAGCTCGGGATTATATAGTTTGTTCATACCTATGGAATGGAACTACGAGGGATTCATTGATTCTTATGGGTTACCTGTATTCGATACACCAGACACAGAGGTTAAAGGACCATTCGGGGATTATATAGATATAGGAATTATAGAGCATTGGACTAATGAAGTTGAAGGTTTAAAACACGATGGAGATGCTTTAAATGAATTTTATAGACAATTTCCAAGAACTGAAGAACACGCTTTCAGAGACGAAACTCAAAATAGTATATTTAATTTAGCGAGAATATACGAGCAAATAGATTTTAATGAAGAAGTAGGTGCTTTAAATAATATAACTAAAGGAAACTTCCAATGGGTTAATGGAGTAAAAGATACTAAAGTAATATTTTATCCAGATCCAAGAGGAAGGTTTAAAGTAACTTGGACACCACAATCTCAATTACAAAATAACGTAATTTTAAAAAATGGTAGAAAATATCCTGGTAACGAGCACATGGGTAGTTTTGGATGTGATAGTTATGATATATCAGGAACAGTAGACGGTCAAGGATCTAAGGGTGCTTTACATGGTTTAACTAAATTTAGCATGGAAGATTCTCCAGCTAATCATTTCTTTTTAGAATATATAGCTAGACCACAAACTGCAGAGATATTTTTTGAAGATATATTAATGGCTTGTGTGTTTTACGGAATGCCAATACTTGCTGAAAATAATAAACCTAGATTATTATATTATTTTAAAAGAAGAGGTTATAGAGGTTTTAGTATGAATAGACCTGATAAAGTTTGGAATAAACTTTCTATAGCTGAAAAAGAGATAGGTGGAATACCTAATTCAAGTGAAGACATAAAGCAAGCTCACGCAGCGGCGATTGAAATGTATATACAAGATCATGTAGGTATATTACAAGATGGTTCACATGGTGGTATGTATTTTAACGATACACTACAAGATTGGGCTAGATTTGATATAAATAATAGAACAAAACATGATGCCTCGATAAGTAGTGGATTAGCAGTTATGGCTTGTAATAGACATTTATATAATCCAAGTAACGATAGAACAACAACGAAACTAAATATAAAGATAGCTAAATATAAACAAAAAGGAACGCTATCAAAATTAATAACAGAATAATATGGCTGAATCAATATCCAAACAACACTTTCCTAGTCAAGTAGCTAGTGACATGGAAAAAATGAGTCCAGAATATGGGCTTAAAGTGGCTAAAGCTATAGAAGATGAGTGGTTTAAAAGAGATGGTGTTGCTTATAGATTTGCTAGCAACCAAGATACTTTTAATAAACTTAGACTATATGCTAGGGGTGAACAGTCTGTACAAAAATATAAAGACGAATTATCTATTAATGGTGATTTATCTTATCTTAATTTAGATTGGAAACCAGTTCCAATTATACCTAAATTTGTAGATATAGTTGTTAATGGTATTGCTGAAAGAATTTATGATGTAAAAGCTTATTCTCAAGATCCATTTGGAGTTAGTAAAAGAACTGCATACATGGAGAATATCATGATGGATATGCAAAATAAAGAATTAAATAAGTATACTAAAGCTGCTTTTGGTGTAGAAATTATTAACACTCCAGAAGATCAACTACCTGATACTAAAGAAGAATTAGAATTACATATGCAGCTTAATTATAAACAAGCTGTTGAAATAGCTGAAGAGCAAGCTATAAATACCATACTAAATGGTAATAGATATGAATTAACTAGAAAAAGATTTTATCAAGATTTAACTATACTAGGTATTGGAGCTGTTAAAAATTCATTTAATCACTCTGAAGGTGTTAAAATTGAATACGTAGATCCAGCTGATTTAGTTTGGTCTTATACAGAAGATCCTTATTTTGATGATGTATATTATTGTGGTGAAGTAAAAACAATACCTGTAAATGAGTTAGTTAAACAATTTCCTGAATTAACACAAACGGAAATAGAAGAGATAACCTCACAGAGTTTTAGAAAAACTGGATATTACACTTCTTCAAAAGAATTCGATGAAGCTGATAAAAACCAAATCCAAGTTTTATATTTTAATTGGAAAACTTATGCCAAGGAGATATATAAAGTAAAAGAAACTGCAACTGGTGCAGCTAAAATAATAGTTAAAGATGAAAACTTTGATCCTCAGTTAGATGCTGAATTAGAGTCAAGATTTGGTAAATTAGAAAAAGCTATTGAGGTTTTATATGAAGGGGCTTTAATACTTGGATCAGAAAAATTATTAAAATGGGAATTAGCTAAAAATATGCTAAGACCTAAGAGTGATTATACTAAAGTTAAAATGAACTATAATATAGTTGCTCCTAGAATGTATAAAGGAAAAATAGAGTCATTAGTCAGTAGAATTACAGGGTTTGCTGATATGATTCAATTAACACATTTAAAATTACAACAAGTTCTCTCGCGAATGGTACCGGACGGCATATATATGGATGCTGATGGCTTAGCTGAAATAGATCTTGGAAATGGTACTAACTATAATCCACAAGAAGCTTTGAACATGTTTTTCCAAACAGGTTCGATTATAGGTAGATCATTGACATCAGAAGGTGATATGAATCCAGGAAAAATTCCTATTCAGGAAATTCAATCTGGAGCAGGGGGTCAAAAATTACAATCATTGATTCAGACATACAACTACTACTTACAAATGATAAGAGATGTCACGGGATTAAATGAGGCTAGGGATGCTAGCACACCAGACGCGAAAGCACTAGTTGGAGTTCAAAAGATGGCGGCCGCAAACTCTAACACAGCAACAAGACATATATTACAAGCTGGTTTATTTTTAACAGCTGAAACAGCTGAAGGAGTATCTCTTAGAATATCTGATATTATAGAGTATTCACCTACTAAAGAAGCATTTATACAACAAATAGGTGCTCATAATGTAGCTACATTAGAAGAAATGGCTAATCTACATTTATATGATTTTGGTATATTTATAGAGTTAGAACCTGACGAAGAAGAAAAAGCTTTATTAGAGAACAATATTCAAATGGCTTTAACACAGCAGAGTATTGATTTAGAAGATGCTGTTGATCTTAGAATGATTAAGAATGTTAAACTTGCAAATCAACTTCTTAAAATAAGACGTAAAAAGAAGATTGAAAAGGAACAAAAATTACAGCAAGAAACTATAGAAGCACAAGCTAAAGCACAAGCAGACGCACAGAAAGAAGCTGCTCAAGCTGAAGTAGAGAAACAACAACAGTTAATTCAAGCTGAATTACAGTTGGCAGAAGGTAAGCATAAACTTGAATCACAAAAAATGATGCAAGAAGCTAACCTCAAAAAAGCATTGATGAAATATGAATTTCAGTTAAACATGCAATTAAAGCAAGCTGAAACTAGTGAAATCGATAAAAAAGAGAAATATAAAGAAGATCGTAAAGATGAAAGGACTAGAATACAAGCTAGTCAACAATCTGAATTGATCGATCAAAGAAATAGTGGTAAACCACCTAAAAGATTTGAGTCTACAGGTAATGATAACTTAGGCACAGGTTTTGATTTAGGGCAGTTTATGCCTAGATAACAATTTGTTTAATAATTTTATAATATTATATTATGGCTAAAAAAGAAGAAGCAGTAGTTGAATCTACTGAAACTAAAGAAGTAGTAGAACAAGAAGGTGGAAATATGAAAGCACCTAAAAAGACTACTAGAAAAAAAGCGAAACAGCTTACACAATTAGAACCTACTGTAACAAAAGTAGATTTAAGTGAGAAAAAAGAAGAGCAACCTAAAGATGATAACGTTGCTAAAGTTGATTTAAGTAAAAAAGAAGAGGAACCTGTTAAAGAAGAACAACCTAAAGAAGATGTTGTTGTTGAGGAGGTTAAAGAAGAAGAAGTTAAAGAAGATAAACCTGAGGAAGAAACTCCGGTTATTGAAGAAGTAACTGATGAAGAGATTGAAGAAAAAGTAGAAGAAGTAAAAGAAGAAGTTACTGAAGCTATTGAAGAAGCTAAAGAAACAGGAGAACCTTTACCGGAAAATATTCAAAAAGTTGTAGACTTTATGAATGAAACTGGTGGAAGTCTTGATGAATATGTTAAGTTAAATCAAGATTATACTAAACTTGATAATAATCAACTACTAAAAGAATACTATAAGCAAACTAAACCACATCTTGATGATGAGGAAATTAGTTTCTTAATGGAAGATCAATTTTCTTATGACGAAGAGTCAGACGAGGAAAGAGATATTCGTAGAAAGAAATTAGCGATAAAAGAGCAAGTTGCTGACGCTAAGAGCCATTTGGAAGGCTTAAAATCCAAGTACTATGCAGACATCAAAGCGGGTGTTAAGTTAACACAAGATCAACAAAAAGCAATTGATTTCTTTAATAGATATAACGACGAGCAGAAACAAGCTCAACAGAAAACGGATGTTTTTAACAAAAAAACTAATGAAGTTTTCAGCGATAAATTCAAAGGTTTTGAATATACAATCGGTGAGAAAAAATTTAGATTTAATGTTAAAGATGCAGACAAGGTTAAAAATAACCAACAGAATTTAAACAGTTTCATTAAACCTTTTTTAAATAAGGAAAATGTAATGGATAATGCTAAAGGTTATCATAAAGCTTTGTTTACTGGGCGAAACGCTGACGCGATCGCTAATCATTTTTATCAACAAGGTAAAGCAGACGCTATGAAAGAAAGTGTTGCTAAGGCGAAAAACGTAAGTATGGACCCAAGACAACAATTTACTGGAACAGTTGAAGCTGGAGGTTTGAAGGTAAGAGCGATTTCTGGTGACGATGCAAGAAAGCTTAGAGTTAAAATTAAAAAATAAGTTTAACAATTAAAAATTAAAAATTATGCCTTTTGCAAGTTCTGGTTCATATTTGAACCATTTAACTCCGCGTCCTAGCCAAGACGTTTATAATGATAATTATTTATCATTTGATAGCGCTACTGGTGGCGGAACATTTGCACAGCAATTTCTACCTGAAATT